ACGGATTTCCCGTTCTGGTTCGTCACAGTAGCCGTTGCGAGATTCGAGAAGAAGGTTGCCATTTCCATGGCTTCCGTCACACGAAGAGCACCTTGTTTCACTGCGCTGTTGTAAATGCCAGTTTTGTCGAAACGCTGGCCCATCTTGAGCGCATTGCGGCTGAACGGACCAACCGTTTCGCGGAAGATCTGCGTGTAGTTTGTGATCTCATCCGGGAGGGTGTAACCACCGACGCGGGAGCGATCATTTTCCGCGCTGGCCTTGCCGATCACCATGATGGAGAGGGCGTTGGCGTCAGTGTCGTTGGAGACGGAAGCCACAGTCGTCAGCGCACGGACGACAAGAGTATCGGCAGTGGTGTCGAGAGCGGTGACCGTTCCTTTGACCTCCAGGAAGGTGTTTGCGGTCGAGGCGTGTGGAACCTTGCGAACCCACACAACATCGTCCACGCGGAACTTGCTGGCATCCGTCACGAAGATACCGTAGGACGTGCCTGCGGTCCAAGTGAAACCGGCAGCAGCTTGGGAAGTCGCGAGGGTAACGTCGGTGAACGGACCAGCTCCACCACCACCGAGAGAACCCGACGTGGCCGTCGTGCTTTCAGCGTGTTCATGTGCTTGCTCCCACCAACCGAACGAGGTCTTATCCGTCTCGTCGCTTTCCATCAGCGAGAGAAGATAAGTGAGGATGGCTTTCCCCTGGGGATACTTCCAGAAGATCGACCGAATTGATTTTTCAGACTGTGTTGCTTCCAGGTCTGCGCTGGACATGAGGCCTAACATATTTTTGTTTGATTTGGGTTAAAGGTGATCAATGAATGAACGAGCGGCGTTTGAAACTCGTTCGCCGCCAGCCTGACCAGACTGGCGTCTGCTGCCGAAACTTGCTGCTTGTCGTTGAGGGTTGTTCGAGCTCTTGAGGGAGAACGAAGGGTCAACTTGACGAATCCGCTGAGCGGCGATCTTCGCGATTTCCTTTTGCAAGGCGCTCTTGGAGCCTCCAGGCGGATTGTAACCACTCTCCACAAGGGCTTGAATGGAATCCTTAATTACCTGTTTCTTCCCGGCCAGAGCGGGGAACTTCGTTTCAACATGCTTTGTCAGTTTCGTGATCTTCTCGTTGCGGACATAAGCATTGTATTGTTCCTGTTGCTGCTGCAAGGGCGACAACGCGCTCTGCATCAACACCTGGCTTGACGTTACAGCATGCTTCGCTGCCCCATCAAGCATTTCCTGAAGCAACTTCATCCGCAGTGCTGGCGGGGTCTCTGGATCAAAGACCTTCTGGATATGTTCCTCAGTGACCTTAAATCGCTGAAGTTTCGCATCAATCTCGTCTTGAGTCAGCATTTGTTGCTGCTGCTGGCGAGGCTGTTGTGCAAGTGCAGCCCGTGTGGCGAGATCAACGATCTGCTGTTGGGAAAGCTGCTTGCCCGACTCAAGAAGATCGTCGTCTTCGTCGTCTTCGTCGTCGTCATTTTCGAGATCAGCATTTTGGCCAATCACTTCTTCATCAAGGTCATCGATCTCATCATGCTCATTTGGGAGCTCGCCAATCTTGGGCATATTGTTATTGTTGGGTTAGTTGTTGTTTCAAGTCTTCTTCCAGGGTGGAGAAGTAAGTTGAAATTTGTCTCAGCTCTTTGGCTGCACCGAGCATACGCTCGCGGGTAATGAATTCTCCGAGGGAATTAGGCTCAACGTCGAGCAGGGTCACGGTGGTCTCCGCTAGGGAGGATTGAATGTGGTTTTGAAAGTCACAAAACAGGGGGTTGGACTGGAGGAGCTGGAGGCTGTCCAACTGGGACTGGAGGGCTTGGCGCTCCGGTTGGGAGAGAGGCATTGGGGGAAGGGGAGGGTGGAGGTGGAGGGAGCTGGAAGCGGTCGAGATTCTTGAGTCCGCGGAGGGCTTGGATTTCTTTGATCATCGCAACGAGGTCAAGTCCGGTGGCAGCGAGCACCTCAGGGTTGGAGGCAAGGATGCCGACGAGTTCTTGAAGGCTCTGAGCGATGTAGTTCTTCTCGGAGGAGAGGGTGCCTTCATACTGGAAATAGTCCTCGTTCCCGACAAGAAAGCGGGAATCCTGTGGGTGGAAGAGTTCCCAGGTGGACATAGCAACCTCGGGGCCGAGGACTTTCTCGTAAGTCTCAATGGATAGATCCTGACGGGTGTTGAGGAGCATCTTCCTCCCCTGCGGAGCAAGTGCGTCCGTCCAAATGGTGGCAGCAATGAGCTTCATTCGGCTTGCAGCCCCAGCGTTAGCGGCTCGATTCTCCGTCGCGGAGCGCCTTCCGCCCGCCATCTGACCCATTGCGTTTTCATTCACCCCGGTGGTGACTTGAGAAAGCCGTTGAATAACCTCAGCGTCTTGAAGATGAGTGGCAGTGACGTCCGTTGTCCGCAACTGCTGAATGAATTTGTCAACCCCAAGACGTGGAGTGTTCTTCTTCATCGTGATGTATTTGGCACCACTTGTCAGGGAGGCAACATCAACAAACGCGGGGTCAATGATCAAACGGCCTTCAATGTTCTGCCGAACGGAAGCAACCCTTGCGTTGAAAAGCCATGTGACGACCTCTTGCATCGGAGCGATCAACATCGAAAGGGAATCCGACAGTTCCGTATGCTGATCGGGCGACATTGTGAACAAATCGTAAGTGAACTCGCGGTGTGGGGCGTTAAGTGGCTCAGCGGAGATGATCCGGTTGTCGTTCGCGATGCCAAAAACCCAAATCTCCTGCTGGTTGGCCTCAGAAAGCTTGTATTTCGACGGAACAACCTTGGCCTGCACGGTCAGAACAGCAACCATGAAGTCATCCTTATCAAAACCCTTCTTTTGCATGCCGGGTTCAATGCCAACAAGGCGGTTACTTTCAGCCCGTTTAAGCCAATCGCCTCTCTGAAATGGCGTGATGAACTCGGTTCCAGCGAGCTTTCCGTCTTTGTCCATTTCCTTCAAGTCCGCGATATGGAAAGTGGTTTCATCGGCGGCAAAGCGGCCTTCCTTCCACCGAGCAAGGGGCAAGCGGGTGTCATAGAAGAAGTTAAACGGTGAAATAACCTCAAGAAAGTTCCCCTCATAGGAGATAACTTCTTCCGTCATGTCCTCCATAGGACTTTCCACCTCCCTCTCCACCATGGACATCAAATCCGCAAGCATGGAGACTGGGTCTTCCTCCGGCTCAACCTCAAAGCTCTCATATTTCCACGAAGTCTTCATCACCCCGAGGTTAAATCGAGCCATATCAAGGAGGACGGAAACGAGTTTCGAGTGATAGCCGGTCTGCCTCAGTTCTCGGTCAAGAACCGCTTGGCAAGCGTCCCGGATTTTGCCATAATCTTCAGAGCCGGTGGGTGTTAGCTCAAAAATCGAGTCCTTCTGTGTATAAGCAAGGAACAGGAACGTCACGAGGGTGTTAACCTGGGCGTAGGACATCGGCACGGTGAGCTTCTCCGGTTCCCGCTTCTGCCTTGCCCTCACATCCTCTGCGTCAGCGGTCCTTACCGAGCGATAGGACTCCAAAGCGGAGTCCCAATCGCCATAAAACTTCGCCATCGTTCCCCTCGAACGGTTAACCTGACCCACGAGATGACGACGAAGCGACTCAATCTCCTCATCGGGGATTTCAGCAGCGAGTCGTTTGGTGAGGTCGGGGGTCATGCAGCAAGTGGTCGAAGGTTCCCACCAGAAAACGGAGTCAAGTCAAGCCGCTCTCTGGTGTAACGGGCGTCTCTCTGGTCAATTGGGGTCTTCTGGGGGTCTCTCCACTCCAGCCCAATGACGCAGGCGCGGTAGAAACATTCCATCATGTGGTCGTCTTTGTCAACTGGTTTTTCTTTTTCCTTGTCCCAGACGTAGGTATAGAATTCTCGGAGAGTTTCGGTGCAACAGGAATTGAAGCGGAGGAAGTTTGGCTGGCCAAGGGCTTGCTTGGCAAGCTTAATCCCGGCGGCAAGTTCTTTCGGGGCAGGTTCCACATCCAAGCCGTATTCCACAAAAACATCCGCAAAGCACCGCCCGTCGGTGGGGTTTGGGATGAAAGCGGCAGGTTCCACGAGCATCTCGTGCGGAATGCGCCCCTTCAATTTCTCAATAATCACCTCACAAAGCCCAGAAATCAAACCTCCACAGGTCGAGAACACCTCGTCATAACAAAAAGCCTCTCCCGTAGGCGCTGTGGCCCAAAACTGAACGGCGTGAGGTGTGCGCGGGTGGGTGTCAATGAAAACTCGAAGCGTATAATTCTCCGGTGGCTCATCATAATCTTTCCAACCCTTCGGAAGTTCCGAATAAACATGCGTGTCTTGGTCAAACTCAGGGTAAACAAGGCCTTGAGAAGATTTCGGCAGCCCAAAAATTCGGCTCATCCGTTCCTGCTCCGTCAGTTCTCCCGCAAACTGATCAATATTCGCCCTCTCCAGCGTACTGTTGTCATAACTGCTCCCAGTCATCAACCACCTTTCCGGATGCTTATCCCAACTAAAGCCCTGTTCAAAGCTACTCTTCATCAACTTCACCGGCAGGAAGTATTCATTAATCCACTGTTCCGCAATCGGTGTGCAAGTGAACCACGCACTCCCACCCGTGTCAATCAACCCACGAGCGTTGGCCTTCCACATCCTCTCCGGAATCGGTTCATCCACATGAATCCAATCCCACTGACTGCTTTCTTGCCCCATCGGGTTACTCATGAAACTCTTAACCGTATCCAAGTAAATCGTCGAAGTCCCCCCGAAGATATTCTTAACCTCAATCATCGAGATTTCCCCGGCCTGATTCTTATGCACATGGCCAATTCTGTCCTTCGGAATCATCGAAAACAGCTTCCCTTGAGCTTGTCCTTCCTCCCGATTAGTGAACACCTCACTCGCTTTATCCCAGTCCGCAACCAGAATCAACCCTTTCGTCGACTTCCTCGGTATTCCAACTTGCCGCACCGGATCACCTTCTGGAAGCCAGAGGCGCGCACCGAGGGCGAAAGCGACATCCTCAGCAGCACCGCAGGTGGATTTGCCAAAGCGGTTTCCAGTACGGAGATAGCGGCGCTTGTGCTTGGCGGCCGCGTGGAAGAGGGCTTGCTTTGAGTGGGGGCGGTAGGCATAAATCCCATAAGCAGCTCGCAGAGTCTTGAGGCGACGGAGCTTCTCCAAGCGGTCGCGGACTTCTGGGTTTATGGGGGGAGCGATGTCCATGCGGGTTAGAGTTCCTGAGCCTGAGGCATAATTGGAGGGAGGGCTTCGAAGGTGGTGGTTTCGAAGACTCCGTTGATGGGCTCGGCGGGCTGGTCAGCGGCGAAGAGGTGGG